ACTTCGGGTTGTCCACGACAGCGATGTAGGCGGTGCCGTTGTGCGTCAGGATGTCGCCGCGCTCGGCCACCACGCCCTCGGACCAGTAGCCGCGCCACAGGGGGATCGGCAGGCGCTTGGACACCTCACCCGTACGGCCCTTGACCGTCACCGTGCGCTCGCCGTCGAACTCCAGCGCGACTTCCGTCAGGTCGGAGCCGTCCTTACCGTCACGGCCCGGCGCACCGTCCTTGCCCACCACCACGCCAAGCTGCTTCATCCGGCCATCCGTGAACGTTGCAGTCAGCACGCCGTCGCGGTCGATCAGCAGGTCGGCAATGCCAGCGCCATCCTTGCCGGGGTCCCCCTTCTGGCCCGGCTCGCCGTCGCGTCCCGGCTCTCCGTCCTTACCGGCAGGCGGCGGGTTCTCGGTCAGGTACGCCTCGACTTCCAGGGCGACCAGCTCCTTGATCGCATCAGCCTCAAGCACGCCTCGCACAACCTCGGACACGTCCACAGGCTCCGCATCGCGCCCCGGCTCGCCGCGCTCGCCCTTCTCGGGATGGCGGGCTTCCAACTCTGTCAGCTTCTCGTGCATTTCGACCACGGCCTGCGCCATTTGAGCCATCGCCTTGTCTGTGGCCGCCTTGTGGCGATCAAGCACGCCCTTGATTGCCTCCAGCACCTTGTCCAGTTTCATGCTCGCTCCAAATGAAAAGGGCCTCCATTTCTGGAAGCCCTTGTTGCCGTTGTCGGCCCTTGCCTAACCGGGACGGGCCGAGACACGCCGTGCCTAGCCATGCCCAACCTCGTGGCGCTTACCGCACCGCAATAGATGGCACGCCACCTATTACGCTGTTGTCAGCCCTTGCTTTGCCCTGCCTTGCCCAGCCTCACCAATCCACGCCACGACGCGCGTTGCCAAGCGGCGCTTCCGCACCCCACAGCGCCCTGTTCCCAAGACGCTGTAGGCTGTTTACAGCCCTTGCCGCACCATGCCGTGCCGTGCTTTGCACCGCCGTACCCCGCCGGACCGAATGGTGACTATCGCCACCGGAAAGCCCCCTCAGTGAAGGGGCAGACCGCTGTTGACAGCCCTTGTCTTGCCGGGCCTTGCCTCGCCTAGCCACACCGCATCCGGCGATGCCAAGCCTCTCTCACCCTTCAATCTGTTTCCGCTCAGGCTCAGCGAGAAACCGCTTCCGCTTCGCCCGATTGAATTGCTGCTCCATGAAGCTGAGCCGCGCCAGCGCGTCCGCGTTTTCCTTCCGCTGGTCCGCCGTCAGCGCGCCGTGGTCAACGAAGCTCAGGCGACGCCCCATCTTGCGAAGCTCCGCCCTGATCTTCTTCCGGCCCTGCTTCACCGCGAAGTCCGTCTGTTCGGACGGCTCCACGATCATGTATCCCTGCCCTTGTATGTTCCGCAGGCACATGTTCTTTTCTTCCAGCAGCCAGTCGCTCAGCGCGTCAACCTGCGCCACCAGCGCCAGCCGCCACGCCTCCCATTCTTCGCGGGATAGCCTGCCAGTCGGTTCCGGCAGCCGCAGCGCCTCGCGCAGCGTTTCGTGCGCGATCACGTCGCCATAGCTGTACTGGCCGCTAAAAAGCTCCGCCGCCGCGTTGCGCCATGCAGGCAGCATGTGAACCGCGCCCGTCACGACAGCACCTCCACAGCGAACCGGCCAAAGCGCGGGCGGTAGGTGCCGACACCGATCCTGCGCCCGGCTTCCTCGATGATGCGGATCAGGTCATCCCGATCCAGAACATCCTCCATGTATTCAATGTCGAACTCAGCCGCCCAGTTCAGGAAGATCGGGCGGCAGCGCATGACCTTCTTCCCCATGACGCCAACGCCACGAACGTCGCGGAACCGTTCTGCCTTCCACATGGCTTCCTTCTTGCGCGGGCCGTCATATTCCAGCTTCGCCCGATCTGTCACCACCTGCACCGCCTGCTTGATCGTCTTTCCAAGCCGGTGAATCTTGCCCGCCTCAGCGATGCACCCCTCAAGGTTCAGCGCGGGCAGGTACGGCCCCAGGTCATCGTCGTGGTACATGGACGCAGACCATTCGGACTCCATCAGCCACAGGTAATCATCGTCCGACTTCTTGCGCTTGCCGGATACGGCCTTATGCGCCTTGGTCAGCGGGTGAAGCGGGTTAGCCAGCGTTTCGGCCTGCATCAGCAGCGGCGAAGTGCCAGTGATCCGGATGCTCAGGGATGCCATGCGGTAGTCCTCCAATCGTGGTGGCCTGCTCTTTGGCGGGATTGCCTAGCGCCACAACGGTTAGTTTCCTACCGTATTCGGTTGTTGTCAACTCCTTTTAGGGCGGTACACTACCGGACACCGCATGAGACAAAGGGGCTGCCACAATGTCCGCCATGCTTAGCGGCCAAAAACTCAAAGCCATCCGCGCCCTGCGCGGCGTCACTCAGGCACAGCTTGCCGATGCCGCTGGCGTCAGTCCGACCGCCATTGCTGAATACGAACGCGGGAAGCGCGACCTGCGCGCCGATACCATCCGCAAGCTCTGCGAAGCGTTGGGCGTCACGGTGACGTACCAGGTGGACGGGACTACGATCAGCGGCCCGTAGCCATTCCCCGCACGAAATCAATCGGGGTCTGAAGCAGACGGGGTTCATGCGCGGCATCGACTAGATCGCGCTCCAAGCCCGCGACAAACGCCCGGACGGCCCCATCATCATCGTCGTCTGGATCATCGCCGCCGGGGGGCGCGGCAGGGGCCGCCACAGGCTCCGGCTTCTGGTCAGGCGGCAGCCGGTCGCGCAACGTCCCAAGCGGGTAATCCTGCTGCTGCGCCCAAATCGTGTCGCCGCCAGCGGTCGGGGCAAGCCCGAACCGCATCCGCGCTTCATCCGGCGTCTTGATCTTGCCGCCGACCAGCTTCGCCTCTAGGTCCGCCCTCGCGCCCTCATCCATGCGGAACAGCGGATCGGTGTCCAGCCAGATACCCCAATCGGTGGGCAGAGACAGCGCCTCGTCCAGCAGGTTCTCCATCGCCTCGATGTGACCGCTCAGCGCGTCCTCGTGGTAGAGCAAGTTGATCGCGTCAACGCCCAGACCCGCAGGGATCGCGCCGATGCCGATCTTGAACGGCGGGATGCCGAACGGCTGGCAAATCTGCTCGTCCGAGTACCGCATCTGCTCGACAAGCTGCGAGTCAGCGGCCTTGAACGCGAACGGGGTGAACTTCAGGTCGGCGCCGATGACCGCAATCTTGCCGGAACGCTCTCCGGTGAAGTTGGAGTTGAAGAACTCCTGCAGCTTGTCCGCCTCCTCCTCCGACAACCCGGCAGGCCCAGCCACCACGCCGCCAGGGTTCGCCGCGTTCTCAAAGAAAGCCGAACTGTTCCGAAGGATGCGGATATTCTTGCCCGCAGCGATGGCTGCCGCGCACAGCGGGGGCACGCCGATCAGCTGATGATGGAACGGGTTCATCCGGTCGTGGATGATCTCCGACGCCGGGATCGTGATCTGTTCGCCGCCGTAGTCGTCCGGCAGCAGGTTGTTCGCGCTGGAGTAGTTGAGCCGGTAGAACACCCGGCCACCCTCCGACACCATCGGCGTAACGCGGCACGGGTCCAGGACGTACAGCGCGCGGACCTTGTTCGACTGGTCGCGCTGCTTCAGGATGAACGCGTTGCCGTCCGTCAGCTTGGACAGGACCCACGACTCACGGAACTGCTGCGCCGTCTGGTATCCATTGGGCTTGTTCAGCACCGGGGTCCATGCGGAATTGTCCGACTCCGACCAGATGCCGTTACTGCCGCGATGCTTCAGCGCGAACGGCAGCTTGCCGATGTCCTGCGTGATCCGATTCAGGCACGCATACAGCGCCGGGTAGCAGGTCAGGTCGCCCCGCTTCAGCTCGTCGTTCTTCTGCCACGCGCCCGTGTAGGGTTCGTGGATCACGCGCCAGCCACGGCGCCAGTCGTTGACCGGCTGCATTGCCTTCTGCCGCGACGCCGCGTTCCGCAGAGCGCCGAAGATAGTCACGTTAGCCATTGGCCATGCCCCGGGTGATGTAGGCCGCCGCCGCCAACAGGAAGCTGCCAGCAGCCACCAGCGCCCAGCCCGCGCCCGCCAACACGGCAACCCCTGCAACGGCGCACACGGCGCCGCCAGCAGCGAACGCCAGCACGTAGGTCATCGGGTGGGCCGCAATGGCCGCCAGCTTCTTCATTCGGTATCCGCCTTCAGCAACTCACGCAGCCTCGCCACGCCTGCGCGGTGGTGATACTTGATGCCCCGCCGGTCGCACTCAGCGCGCAGCAGGTCAACCTCGGACTCGGGCCGCAGCTCGCGGGTGCGGTAGCGGCCGGGCGCGGGATCATCCGGGGCCTCGCCCTCAACCGACCTCGCCAAATTCCGGTCAATCAGGGACTGCCCTATGGCGTCCGGAACCGTGCGCTGCATTCCGTTCGCCCTGTATTCGATTCGCATGCTTCACCTCGCCGAAAAAGGAGGGGCCGGTTTCCCAGCCCCTCCCATGCCGCTTAGGACGCGCACTGGTCCCAGTTGACGTGCGCCCAGACCACGGCGGAAGCGCGGCGCTTCTGCCAGTTCAGGAAACGCTCCACAAGGAACGCGACCGAGTTGGTCTGGAACATGGACACCGAAGTGGTGGCCGTCGGGGTGACGCTGCTCTGCGTCGGCGCGTCATCCATCTGGATCGACGCCTGGTCGCTGATCGACACCTCGATGCCATCCTCGTCGCCAAGGAAGATCTCGTCGCCCTTGACCAGCATGACCACCGAGCCTTCCGTCTCGTCGGGCACCAGCTGCGAGGTGAACACCGGCAGGCCCGCCAGCGTGCCTCCGTTCGGGGTCACGCCAGGGAACGCCGGAGCGCCGACCTCGTTGGTCGCCAGCGACAGGTTGATCGCCGTGGCCTCCGACATGATCCAGAACGAACCGGACACGGACAGGTTGTCGCCGACCAGTTCCTTCAGGAACTGCGCAATATCGCAGCGCACGCCCGCCACCGAACCGTCGCCAGTAAGGGTGATCGGCGCGACGCCGTTGCGCAGGCCCGCCGGGGACTCGTCGGCCACCGCCGCCGCATCGGACACGAACGTTCCGTCCACCGCAGCATTGACCGCGCGGGTCAGCTCGTCACGGATCAGGGTGTCGCCCGCCACCGATGCCCGCTTCAGCATCTCCTTGGTCGCAGCCGCGATGGCGGCCACCTTCAGCGGGACCAGCTTGGTGCGGGTGTAGGTCCACTGCGTGACCGGCTTGGCCTCGCCTTCCTTCACCCAGCTCGCCGAGCCAGCCGAACCCTGGACCAGCACCGGGGTATCGAACGGCAGCCGGCGCAGGCGGTCGCTGATCTGGCCAAGCACCGAACGCTCGCGCTGGTACTCGACGAAATCCGCGAACGCGGCACCGCCCTCGTTGATCAGGTTGCCCGCCCACGTCTCCGACATGGTGTTGGCAGCCGGGACCGCCTCCCTCTTCACCGCCTTGGCGGTCTGTTCGTCGCCGGGGTAGACCTGCTCGGCAACCGCCAGCGGGTCCGCCCGATGGATGTGCGCCAGCGCCTTCACGCGGGCCACGCGGGCAAAGCCCATGCCATCCTTCAGGCTGGTCGTGTCCTTCGCCTCTGCGGGATCGGCACGCTTGACGGCCACCGTGCTGTTGCGGCGCTCGCTGTCATCCGCAGCCTTTGCGGTCGCGGCGTCAGCCTCATCGGCCTTCTCCAGCGCCTCCAGGTCACGCAGGTTGGCAATGTTCTTGTCAATCTGGGCCACAGCGGCCTTCAGCTCGTCGAACTGCTCCTGCTCGCCCGTGTCCATGGTGCGGCCCTGCTCGGCCGCCTTCTCGGCCAGCGCCTTCATCTCGTCGGCCTTGGCCTTGCGGGTCGCCTGAAGATCGGCGATCTGCTTCGCGTACTTGCTCATTTGCTTGGTTCCATCTGATTGGGATGCGTCGCGTCACCGCGATGCGCTCGGCTGTCTCACGACAGTCGGGTTAACCG